CGATCAAGACCGCCCGCAACCGCCATGCGGCAGGCGCAATGCCCGCAATCCCCAATACCACCGGAGGCACCAATGCAAGCCATCAGCCAGGTTCTGCCGATCAGGTCACAGAGCAGCGGCGACAATTCGAGCAGCGCGCGGGAGCTGGCGGCTTTGGCGGAACGGGCGGCGATGTCATCGACGTCGAGTTCGAACCCGTCCATCACTGAGCCCGACCAGCGCGCGGTGAGCATGCTGTGGACGGTGTGGGAACGGATGGCCGGCATGTTTCCCGGAAAGTGGGTGCGTGAGAACGGCTCAGCCCCAGTGAACAACGCGGGCAGCCTGACCACCGCCGGTGAATTGTGGTTCCAGGTGCTGGTTGGCATCACCCCGCGACAGGTAGCCGACGGTATGGGCAACTGCCTGCGCAGTGCGCTGCAGTGGCCGCCGAACCCCGGGCAATTCCGGGCCATGTGCCTGGGCGTGCCGTCGTTGGCAGAAGTTGATGGCCAGATGCGACCCGGCCAAGCACATAGCGGGTTCACCGTGCTTGTGCGGTCGAACCTGGACCTGCACGCCTACGCCACGGCCGAGAGCGGCGCGCAGCAGCAGCGCATGTTGGCCAACGCCTACGAGAGGGCGGTGAAGCACGTCATGGACGGCGGCGCCGTGCCCGAGGCGATGGCTGCATTGCCTGCACCCAAGCCAGAACTGCACGTGGTGCGCAACCGCGCCGCCGCCCGCAGCGCCATGGCGCAGGCCGCGGCGGACCTGGGTTTCGGAGGCACGCATGGAGCCGGCTGAAATCCGCGCCTACCAGCGGCAGCTGCTTCTGTTCTGCTTGGGCATCCACGGCGAGAGCACTGCAGCGGAGGCCTTGGAGCTGATGGGCAACGCCGCGCTCGAGTCAGGCGCGCCGCGCGAGGTGATGCTGCTGAGCACGGCCGCCGTGGCTGGCCTTTTGCGAGAGCTGGATGGTGATGGGCTGGTGCGCAGGTGCGAGAACCGCGACAGCGGCCGCGACGGGCGGCCGGTGGCGACGTGGGCTGCGACTGAGGCCGGCCGCGTAGAGCGTGCGCCGGCGCCGCCTTCGGGTCAGCAGCAGTTGGCCATGCCAATGCTCGCGCCACCATCGGGGCAGCGCACGCGCGGCGGGTTGTCCATGGAACAGCTGATGGCACTGCTTAACGTCGAATTCGACTGCATGCTCGAGCAGATGGACCGCGAGCACCAGGCCGCGCAGCAACGCGCCCGGCAGGAGTTCGACGCATTCCGGCAGCGAACAATGCGCGTGTGGAGAGCTATGGAGGCATCTGCCTGATGCCGCCGAAGAAGACATCCAGCCGTTCCCTGCGGTACGCAACCGTGCAGGACATGCCGGAAGGCATGCGCCGCCTCGTGCAGGCCAGTGCGCCGGCAGCCGGGCCTACACCGGCCGCGCCGCGCGCCTACCGCCCGCCGTCTGCTGTTCAGCCCTCTGGCAGTGGAAACGCCGCCGGCAAGGTGGCACGCGGCAGGCCGCGGCACGTGCCCGGGGAGATGAACAAGACCGAAGAAGCCTATGCCGCGCATCTGGCGCTGCAGCTTGCCGCCGGTGAGATCGCATGGTTCCGGTTCGAGTCCGTGAAGCTGAAGTTGGCCGAAAAGACCCACCTCACTATCGACTTCTTCGTGATGACGGCCGCTGGTGACCTGGAGGCCCACGAGGTGAAGGGCTTCTGGGAGGAAGACGCCCGCGTGAAGGTGAAGGTGGCCGCCGAGATGTACCCGTTTCGATTCCTGGCAGTCCAGCGCGCCCCGGGCGGCGGCTGGAAAACGGAGGTGTTCTCTTGAACGCAATGATGATTGGCGGGGTCACTGTGCGCCGCGACGACGTGGGCAGGTTCTGCCTGAACGACCTGCACCAGGCATCCGGTGGTGCGAAGCGCCACCAGCCCAGCGACTGGCAGCGCCTGAAGCAGACCGAGGAACTGGTGGCCGAGCTGGTCAACTCCGGTGATTCCCGGATTTACCCGGTGCACTCGGTGGCCGGCCGCTACGGCGGCAGCTACGTGGTGCGCGAGCTGGTGTATGCCTACGCCATGTGGATCAGCCCCAGCTTCAGCCTGCAGGTGATCCGCGCCTATGACGCGCTCACGGCCGGGGCGGCGGCGCCTGACCCGATGCAGGCGCTAACCGATCCGGCAACGCTGCGCGCGCTGCTGCTGTCTTACAGCGAGAAGGCCGAGATCCTTGAGGCGCGTGTGCAGTACCAGGAGCCGCAGGTCCGCGCGCTGCTGCGGCTGACCCAAGCTGACGGTGCCTTCAACATCAGCACCGCCGCCAAGATGCTGCAGGTCCAGCCGCGCCAGCTGTTCGCCTGGCTGGCCGAGCACGGCTGGATCTACCGCCGCGCGGGCAGCAAGAACTGGTTGGCGTACCAGAACCGCCTGCAGCAGGGCGTGCTGGTGCACAAGGCGTGCATCCAGCGCACCGACAGTGAGCAGGAGCGCGTACACGAGCAAGTGCTGGTGACCGCGAAGGGCCTGTCGCGGCTGGCCGAGAACATCGACCGGGGGCAGATGACATGGGCTCAGGCCGACGCGGCCAGCGGTTTGCAGCTGGCTGCGGAGGTGGTCCATGGGTGACCATCCGAGCCTTGCGGACCGGGCAGTGCATGCCCTGGCCGAAGTTGCGGCAATGGATCGAGACGTGCGCAGCAATGATCCGGAATGCCTTGTTGTGTGGAACCTGAAGGACGAGGCCTTTGCCCGCGCGGCTCGCCTTGCCTGTCTGGCCCAAGCGACGCGCCGAGACATGCGCCAAGCAATTGAGGCCGCGCAGCGGCCGGAGGTGCCCTGATGGTCGGTGCATTCGTCACGGGCCGGGAGGTGACGCCGGTCAAGCCGGGTACCGCCATGGAAGAGCAGCTGCAGCTGAAGGGTATTGGTCGGCTACTGGCCGGCTTCGGGTATCGCTACGGCTCTGAGGTGCAGCTGCACCAGGCTCTGTCGACCGTTCTTGACCAGGCCGGCCATGCCCACGTGCGCGAGTACCGGCTCGATGCCAGCAACCGCGCGGACTTCTGGCTCGACGGCCTGGTGATCGAGGTGAAGGTAGCGGGCTCGCTAGCCGACGCCCTGCGGCAGGTTGGGCGCTACATCAGCCTGCCGCAGGTGCGCGGTGTGCTGCTCGCTACTACCGAGCGCTGGGGCGAACGCCCGCTCGTGGCCCGGCCGGCCTGGCAGGGCAAGCCCTTCAACATCATCCGCCTGAAGAGGCAGGCACTCTGATGCAGACGACCTATGGAACCCTCCTGTACAGCGCGGCGGGCAGCACCTGGCGGGTGATCTGCGAGCCGCAGGTCCGCGCGCGCATGAAGCGCGTATTTCCCCGGGTGCGCCAGCACGCTGCAGAGCACATCGACCTCTCCGCCACGCCGGAGAACAGCCGGGAGCTGCAATGGTTCACCCAGCGATACCCGCTTTCGATGGATGCCGACACGCAGCGCGCGCTGCAGCAACTGGCCGACGAGCATGTGGACATGGAGCGCAGCCTGGGCGAACTGCTGGCCGGCCGTGTTCAGATTCCAGAGTTCACCTTGGCCAAGCCGCCGCGGGAGTACCAGCGGGTGGCGGGGGCGCAGCTGTCCATCCGCGGCGGCCTGCTGCTGGCCGACGATCTTGGCCTCGGCAAGACGGTCACCGGCATCTGCCCGATGGCCGCGCCGGGCAACCTGCCGGCCGTGGTGGTGTACCCGGCGGCGCTGCCGAACCACTGGCCGGAGAAGCTGGCCGAATTTGCACCCCAGCTGCGCGTGCACCACATCAGGAAGAGCGCGCCGTACCCGCTCGTGCGCCAGCCAAAGCAGAGGATCAAGGACCTGTGGGACACGCTGCCGGACGTGATCTTGGTCAGCTACCACAAGCTCCGGGGCTGGGCCGAGACGCTGGGGGAGATCGCGCAGTACGCGGTGTTCGAGGAATGCCAGCAGCTGCGCAGCCCGGACAGCAGCATCCACAGCGCTTGTCGCCATCTGGCCAGCCGTGCGCGGCTCCGCATGGGCCTGACCGCCACCCCGATCTACAACTACGGCTGCGAGTTCTTCCATGTGGTCGACCCGCTGCTGCCGGGCTGCTTGGGCACCTACGATGAGTTCCTCCGGGAATGGTGCATCTCCGCGCCCGGGGAGAAGGCCAAGCTGCAGGACGCAGAGCAATTCGGCCAGTACCTGCGGCGGCAGGGGATCATGCTGCGCCGCACCCGCAAGGAAGTGGGGCGTGAGCTACCGGCGCTGTCGAAGATCCCGCACGAGGTGGAATCCGACGCCAAAGCACTGGATGCCATCACCGGCGACGCCGCGGCGTTGGCGCGGATCATCCTGCGGGCCAACGAGCAGTACCGCGGCGAGAAGATGCAGGCCGCCGGCGAGTTCGACCGCCTGCTGCGGCAGGCGACCGGCGTGGCCAAGGCGCCCTACGTGGCCGAGTTCGTCAGGCTGCTGCTGGAGAGCGGCCAGAAGGTGCTGCTGTTCGGATGGCACCGCGAGGTCTACAGCATCTGGCAGGAGAAGCTCGCTGCGTACAACCCCGTCATGTACACCGGCAGCGAGTCGCCGAGCCAGAAGCAGGCAGCGAAAGACGCATTCATCAGCGGCGCTAGCCAGGTGATGCTGATCAGCCTCCGCTCGGGTGCGGGTATAGACGGGCTGCAGCACGTATGCAGCACCGTGGTGTTCGGCGAACTGGACTGGTCGCCAGGTGTCCACGAGCAGTGCATCGGCCGCGTCCACCGCGACGGGCAGACCGAGCCGGTTATGGCGTACTTCCTGCTCTCCGACAGCGGCAGCGACCCGATCGTGTCGGACGTGCTCGGGGTGAAGCGGGAGCAGATCGAAGGCGTGCGCAGCCCGGGGGAACACCTGGTGGAGCGCCTGGACGTGGGCGAGAACCAGTTGCGCGCGCTGGCCCAGCAATTCCTTCAACAGCAGGGCGTGGCCCTGGAAACAACGTACGTGACAACCATGGAGACCCCCCGATGATCCCGAAATTCCCGAGCCTGGATGAGGCAACCCACCACCTGTACCTGGAGGGGAGGGAAGGCCCTATCAGGTGTCAGGTCGACGGCAGCGTGTGGGACGTCTGGCAGGACGGCCGGTCCCGCTGGGTCAGCAACTGCGAGGTGGCCTGATGTCGGCAGTAGCCGCGCCAGCGGCGGCCTTAAAGCCGTGTGGCAATTGCGGAAGCGACGAGGTGCGCATGCGCGCGCGGGGCAGCTCCAGCAGCCGGCGCACCGCGCAGGTCGTGTGCGCGCGCTGCAGCGCCCAGAGTGAGCTGTGCGTCGGCGCAGATGCGGAAGCTCAGGCGGCCAAGGCGTGGGGACACAAACACCACGCGCCTCCGGCGCCGCCAGCAGCGAGGGTGGTGCGCGACCGAGTACCGGTGCCAGAACCCACCCTGCAGCGTGACCCGCTCGAACTGATCGCCCGCATGCTGGTCGGCGGCAGTTTCCGCGAGCCATCGAACGGCCGGTCGTCCATACAGCCTCTTACGGCGGCAGATATCTCCGGTGCCGTCGGAATGATGCGTGATTCCATGGGCAAGCAGGTGGTGATGGCCGTGGCGCTGCGCGGGCAAGGCGTGTCCCTTTCGTCGCTGGGGCGCACTCTGGCCAAGCGGGTGATACGGCAAATTCAGTGGCAGCGGCGCAGCGGCGCAAAGCCTGCGCTGCGAATGGATGACCCGGCCGACCGCTGGCGCATGAGGCTGGTGCTACAGGACGCAATGAATGACCTGGTGTGGCCCGAAGGGAAGATCGCCGCACAGGATGCTGCCAAGGCGGCCAAGATGCGGAAGGAAGACTATCTGCGCGTGTACGGGATCGCAGCCGCAACGCTGCGTCAGGCGTTGGAAGATGGGCGAAGCGAGTTCAGTGCTCGAGTATTCTACTGACTCTCTTGAAGTGCTTGATATTGCGGCTATTCCCAGCCTATAAAGCCTTTGCTTGACTCTGTAACCTCTGTGACGCCTCGCAGCCCTTTTAGTGAGTGCCGTAAAGCCTTCGATCGAGGAATGTTCGATGATCTCAAATTTGGAGCGGTACAAGAATGACCTGAGTGCGTTGATCGCAACGGGTGATGCCCTTCTCAATGGAATTAAGCGATATGCGTATCGCAGCGAATTCGACAAGGAAGTAGAAAAGCAACTCGGGGAGGGGGCTGAAGAGTTCCTGAAAGCTGTTCCGGACTTCAAATCGGAGTATCAGGCTTGGTATTCGGAGGCGCTTAGCCTTATTAGACAGTTGCTTCCTGATCGTTTGGCCGACTTCGTGCGCCACTATGAGAAGCCAAAATCCCGAAAGTCAATCGGCTTTGAAAGCTATCGGATTGAAGATGGGCTTCAAGGGCTTGAAGTAACACGGGGGCACGACAAAATTGTTGGTATTGATGCGGCAATTCCGCACTTTCAACAACAGTTGGCCATTCTCAAGTCGGTTAAGCCAAGATTCGAAAGCTCTCTCTTCGATTTGAGTCAACTTGTTCAAGCTGATTTGTTTGATTCTGAGTTGGATGCCGCTGGGGCACTTCTAAAGCAGCGTTTCACTCGGGCCGCAGGGGCAATGGCTGGCGTTGTCCTTGAACGCCATTTGGCTCAGGTATGCTCAAATCATGCCATCAAAGTGGCAAAGAAGAACCCGGGTATATCTGACTTGAACGAGCTTCTGAAGAGTGCGGAAGTGATAGATGTACCGCAGTGGAGGTTTATCCAGCACCTGGGCGATGTTAGAAATCTCTGCGATCACAGTAAGGCGGTGGAGCCAACGGCGGAACAGGTTGCTGATCTTGTTGCCGGTGTGAAGAAAGTTACGAAGACAATTTTCTAAAATATACGGACTGGGTTTCGTTTTAGAGAACGAATCACACAAGTTGCGCTGTAACTTGGCGAACTGCCCTTCACAAAGATTACCGCAGTCGCCGCGAAACTTACCGCATTCGCACGACTGCGGTAAGGAACCTTACCGCAGTTGCAGCCGGAACCGGGATTGTTGTCCAATCGATACCGTGGGCGAGATTCCAATCCGTTCCACTCAACGGCCGCAGGCCTGGACTCGGGAGGTCCAGTCACCTGCGGTTCGTCGTTTCTGGGGCGGGTTGCCAGATGGGCGCTGGGCCGGACTGTAAATCCGGCGTCTGTGACTCGCGTGGTTCGACTCCACGTCGCCCCACCATTAAACAGAGCGGCGCCTGGATGCCTGCAAGCACCCAGGCGCCGCCGCAGTACACGCGTTTCGCCCGCGTGCCATTGGCTTAAGCCCTGCCGCTCTCCGGAGAGCGCGCGCAGTTTGCTTAACGAATGTCGCACAGGTTGAGACTTGAAGACAAAGACATTGTTCCCCTGGCCGGGCGGTAAGACACGCCTGGCGAAGCACCTGCTGCCGCTGATCAACGAGCGGCCCCATACCTGCTACGTCGAAGCCTTTGCTGGCAGCGCCGCCATGCTGTTCGAGCGTGCACCGGCCAAGATTGAAGTTCTAAACGACACGCACGGAGAGCTGGTGAGGCTGTACCGAGTGGTCGCCAACCACCTGGACGAGTTCGTTCGGCACTTCCGGTGGTCGCTGACCAGCCGGGAAATGTACCGGTGGGCCCAACTGCAGCACGTAGACACGCTTACCGACATCCAGCGTGCCGCGCGGTTCTACTACCTGCAGAAGCTGAGCTTCGGTGGAAAGGTGGACGGGCAGTCGCTGGGCGTTGGCCCGACGGCGGCAAAACGCATCAATCTGCTCCGGTTGGAACAGGATCTGAGTGATGCGCACCTCCGACTGCAGGGGGTGGTGATCGAACAATTGACTTGGCAGCGGTGCATCGAGAAGTACGATCGGCCCGAAACGTTGTTCCTGCTCGACCCTCCGTATTGGGAGACCACGGGCTATGGAAGCGAGTTCGACATGGATCAGTACGAGCTGTTGGCAGAAACCATGAGCCGGCTCAAAGGCCGGGCAATCCTGACCATCAACGACCACCCGGCCATGCGCGCGCTGTTCGATCGCTTCAGTCGGGTCAGCGTGCCCATCCGCTACACCGTCGGTGGTGGCCAAGGCGTTGCGCGGAGCGAGCTCATCTATACAACCTAGCTAGGCATCGGGTCTGGCTGGGTACCGTGCTCCGCCTACGCGGCGGGGCTGAACCTCTGCAGGAACCGAAATGACGCAGATCACTCCCCAACAGGCTGGCGGCGTGAACGTCGTGGCCTTTCTCGACATGCTGGCCTGGTCCGAAGGGACGGACAACGGCAGGCAGCCCACGAACGACCGCGGCTACGACGTGCTGGTCGGTGGTGGCTTGTTCCGGGGCTACGCCGACCATCCTCGTGTGCTGGTGGACCTGCCGAAGCTCAAGATCCAGTCAACCGCAGCCGGCCGGTACCAGCTGCTGCGCCGCTACTACGACGCGTACAAGAAGACGCTCGGCCTCAAGGACTTTTCGCCCTTGAGCCAGGATCTGATCGCGCTGCAGCAGATCCGTGAGCGCCGCGCGCTGCCGCTGATCCAGGCGGGCAAGATCCGGGAAGCCATCAAGGCGGTCAGCAACATCTGGGCCAGCCTGCCGGGCGCTGGTTACGGCCAGCACGAACACAAGATTGCCGACCTGTTGGCCGTGTACCGCAAGGCCGGCGGGACGGTGGTGCCGTGACTGAGCCCGTGAGCACACTGAAAACCATCGTCGGGACGTTCACTGCGGCTGTAGTGGCGCCGGCGACAGCCGACGCGCTGCGGGAGGCCGAACGGGTGATCCTTGGCGTACCGCAGTCCGTGCTGCTGGTTGCCATGGCGGGAGCGCTGATCGGTGTCCTGCTGCTGCCGGAGAAGGACGCGGAGCGGGTGGCAGCTGACGCCAGCCGCCGACGCGGCCACCGTCTCCTGCAGACCGCAGCGCGGTGGGCTGCCCTGGCAGTAGCTGTCCTGGCCTACGCCATCGTGGCCGCATGGGTCATCGCCGTTGCGGCTTCCATCTGGCCTGCACTGGCGGGCGCTCCGCAGCTGCCGCTGGCCGGTCTGTCCGGCGTCCTGATCCGCCGGCTGCTGCCGGGTTACGTGCGCATGGTGGAGCGAGCCACCGGCGCCATCGGAGGCGACAAGCCATGAGCGTACTGATTCGTTTCTTTCGCGCGCTGTGGGCGGTGATCGTAGGCGCCGCTGCCGACGCGCTGCAGTGGCTGAGCAAGCCCGGCAGCAAGATCAAGCTGGTGTGCGCGGTCCTGGCCTTCGGCTGCATGGTGTCCGGGCTTACTGCCTGGGAGAAGGAACAGAAGATCCGCGACCTGAGCGCCCAGGTGATCAAGGTGCGTGCCGACTGGCAGGCCGATGCCGCCCGCCTGCAGGCCGACGTGGACAGCCGCGATCAGCGCCTGGCCGAGGTCGCCGCCGCGCTGAGGGCGGAAGCCGAGAAGCTGCAAGCCCTCCGGGACGAGAGCGCTGAGGCACTGCGGGCCTTGGCGGGAAAGGTCGAGGCTTCCGAGAAGGAGGCTTCCACCTGGCGCGGTCGCTATGAGCAACGGCCCGACACCTGCAAGGCAGCACTGGAGCTGCTCGATTCCGCCTGCCCGGCACTGAAGGGGTACTGACATGCGTGTCCTCGTGGTTACTACCGCTGCGCTGCTGGCAGCATGCCAAGCCGCACCGACCAAGCAGAACCCGCCACCGGCAGCCGTCATAACGGTCCCGGTGGCTACCTACGTGCCGATCGACGCCCAGCTGCGCAAGCGCTGCAAGTGGGTGAAGGAGGCGGCGCCGTCTGCCGTGTTCGAGGTGAGCAACGGCCGGAAGCGTTGCCTGCTGCAGTACGAGGCGCAGTTCGACACGATCGACCAAGTGCAAGGCAAGCCTGTGCCGGATGCCGGGAGTTGACCAAAGCGCGGCCCGGGCATCTAGAGTTCGTGAAACATGCCGTGGAACCGGAGATTGGCCCTTCACAAGCCTGTTTGTTAGCTGTGGATAACTTGCCGGGGCCCCTGAGTTATCCACAGTCCACCGGGGGGAATTCGGACCCCGGTCAAAGACAGTTTTTCGGCCTCTATGGTGCTCCACCACAGGGCACGGTTTTGGCGGGTTTTCCCGGGAGAAACCCAATTTTCATAGCTGAATAGGTTGCGCATCGGGTAGCACATGGCCGACATCCACGAATTCACCAAGGGCTGGTCCGTGGCCAGGCTGGCGGATGAGTTCGGAATGGACCGCCGAACGGCCAGCAAGCGGCTGAAGGAGGCCGGCGTCCCGCCGCTGACCAAGCGCGCTGGGCACGACGTCTATCGTCTGGCCGATGCAGCACCGGCGCTGGTGAACCCGGGTGCCGCGGCGTTCGGCGCGGAGGGTGTGGTCGATCCGCGCGACCTGCCGCCGATGGAGCGCCGCGCCTACTACCAGTCGGAGAACGAGCGCCTGAAGGTCGAGTCGACCATCGGGCAGCTGGTGCCGGCCGCAGAGGTCGAGGCCGACTACGCCGAGCTGGTGAAGAAGGTCGTGCAGTTCTTCGACACGCTGCCTGACGTGCTCGAGCGCAAGGCCGGGCTCACGCCGGAGCAGGTGGTCAAGGTGCAGGACGAGTGCGATCGCGTTCGGCAATCCATGTACGAGGGCATCACCGATGACGACGTACGCGACAGCGCGTAGCGTGCGCCAAGGCGTTGCCGAGATGATCCGGCCGCCACGCCGCATCAGGGTGAGCGAGGGAGCGCGCGTGCTGCAGGTGGCCAATGCCGCCGGCGCCGCCGGATCTTGGGATCCGGACACGACGCCCTACATGGTCGAGCCGCTGGACACGACCGGTAGCCGCCACTACGAGGCGGTGGTGTTCGTAGGGCCGGCGCGGTCTGGCAAGACCATCTCGCTGATCGATGCGCGCTTGGCCTACCTGATCACCTGCAACCCGGCCGACGCCATGGTTGTGCAGATGTCCAAGGATGCGGCCGAGGATTACAGCAAGACCCGTATCGCCCGCAGCATCGCCGCCAGCCCGGAGCTGCGCTCCAGGCTGAGCCCGCGTGCTCACGACGACAACATCCTGCTGAAGTTCTTCCGGTCGGGAATGTCGTTGCGCATGGGCTGGCCGTCGGTGTCGGTGCTGTCGGGCAAGGACATCCACGACGTCCTGATGACGGACGTGGACAACTACACCGGCGACCTGACGATCGACGAGTGCTTCGGCCTTGGCCTGAAGCGCACACAGACCTACATGTCCGCCGGCATGGTGGTGGCCGAATCGAGCCCGGCAACCGACTACGCCGACGGTGCGTGGAAGCCTCTGCACCCACACCAAGGCCCGCCGGCGGCCGGCATCGCGGCGCTGTACGCGCGCGGCGACCGCCGACGCTGGTACTGGCCATGCCCGGAGTGCGGCGAGCGGTTTCAGGCAGCGCCAGGCTATGACGGCTTCGCGTTACCACCGATGGAGGAACTGCTCGAACGGGTCGTGCTGGACGACGTGCAGAAGATGGCGCGGCACTACTCGCTGCTGCACTGTCCGCACTGCGGTGTGGGCCTGCAGCACCGGTGGAAGGACGGGATGAACCGCAGCGGAGTGTGGGCAGCGGAGGGCCAGGTCGTGCACGCCGACGGAACGGTCACCGGTGAAAGGCCGGAAGCGCGCATCGCCAGCTACTGGCTGGGTGGTGTTGCAGCCGCCTACCAGTCCTGGGAATCGCTGATCGAGCGCTACTTCCAGGCGCTGCGGACGTTCGCCACCACCGGTGAAGAGCGGCCGCTGAAGACCACGCACAACGTCGACGGCGCGATCAACTACGTGCCGATGGCAGCGCGCTCTGCCAGTGATCCGAACGAGATGCAGGAGCGGGCCGAGGTCTGGCCTGCGGGTGCTGTGCCGGCGGGCGTGCGTTTCCTGCTCGGTGAGGTCGACGTCCAGGCCAACCGGTTCGTCGTGCTGGTGCTGGGCTTCGGTATCGGGGAATCCGGGCAACTAGAGCGCTGGGTGGTCGATTCCTTCACCCTACGCACCTCCAAGCGGGAGGACGGTTCGGGCGGCTTCCTGCCACTGGACCCTCCGAAGTACCTGGAAGACTGGGAACGCCTGGTCGAAAAGGTCATCAGCCGGCGCTACCCGCTGGACGATGCCACCGGCCGCAGCATGCCGGTGCATGCAGTGGGTATCGACTGGGGCGGCAAGTCGGGCACCTCGGTGCGCGCGCTGGAGTTCTGGCGTTCGCTCAAGGCCAGGAAGCTGCACGCCAGGGTCAGGCTGATCAAGGGCGACGCGCGCCGTGAGGGTGGGCTGTTCCGGGAGACCTTCCCGGACAGCAGCAAGCGCCGGGACCGCAAATCAGGGTCGAAGGGCGATGTGCCGCAGCTGCTGCTCAACGTGGACCGACTGAAGGACACGGTGGACGCCAACATCAAGCGGGCCGAGCCCGGGCCGGGCTACTACCACTTTCCCGACTGGCTGCCCGAGGCGTTCTACGCGGAGCTGACGGCCGAATCGAGGACGGCCCGAGGCTGGGAAAACTTGGCCAAGCGCCGCAACGAAGCCTTCGACCTGTGCGGCTATGCCGAAGGCATGGCGCTGTGGCTGAAGGTTCCGGCCATCAACTGGACCGCGCCGCCGGCATGGGCCGCGCCGTGGGACGACAACCCAGACGTGAGGGCAGACGACGTCGCGCCGGCGCCAACGCCGCGCACGCGAACCCGCCGCGTCATCCGAAGCAAGTACCTGGGACGCTGATATGGCATTTACCAAAGAACAGGTCGCGAAGCTGGAGGCAGCTATCTCGGCGGGCGTCCTGAGCGTCCGCTACGCCGACCGAACAGTGACCTACCAAAGCCTGGACTCGATGCGGCGGCTGCTGAAGCAGATGCGGGACGAGATTGCCCAAGCATCAGGCGCGCCACGGCGTCGCCGCATCGTGCGCCTCTACCAGTCGGGGACCGGAAATGTCTGATATCGCCGAAGGCCCTTACCGCGCCGCCGGCAATGGCCGACGCCTGCGCACTTTCCGGCCGACCTCGCTCGGGCCCAATGCCGCATTGACGGGCCTGTCCACATTGCTGGCCCGGGCACGGCATCTGGCCCGCAATGATCCGTGGATGGTCAGTGCGCTCAACAAGAGCGTATCCAACGGCATCGCCACGGGCATCCAGGCAAAGCCAGTTTGGGGGTCGAAGGAGCACAAGAAGAAGCTCACCAAGCTGTGGACCCGCTGGGGCAAGTACGCCGATGCAGACGGCGTGCTGGGCTGGGAGGGCCTGCAGGCGCTGTCCTGGCGCGAGTGGAACGAAGCCGGCGAGGTGTTCGCCCGGCTCCGCTACCGGCGGCCCGAGGACGGCTTGCCGGTGCCGCTGCAGGTGCAGCTGATCGAATCGGAGCAGTGCCCGCAGCACTACAACGGCGTGGCCAGCAACGGAAACGCGATTCGACAAGGCATCGAGGTCGATCGCATCGGGCGCCGCGTGGCCTACTGGATGTACCGGGAACATCCCGGGGATCTGCAGCAGACCGTCAACGGCAACGAGTTGGTGCGTGTGCCTGCGGAGCAGGTGCTGCACCTCTTCCGGCCGAGCCGCGCCGGTGCGATGCGGGGCGTACCACGCTCCGCTCCGGCTCTGCTGCGCATGTTCAACCTGGACCGCCTCGATGACGCGGTGCTGGAACGGCAGGCGCTGGCCAACCTGTTCGCAGGCTTCATCACATCAGATGCCAGCGCTGATGGCGACGAGGGCGATGCCGTCGGAGATCTGATCACCGGTGACGACGCCGACGGAACGGCCATCGGTGGCCTGGAACCCGGCACGCTGCAGGAGCTGCCACCAGGTCGGAAAATCGACTTCGCCAATCCGCCCAGTGCCGGCTCGGACTATGCGGAGTTCCTGCGCGGTCACCTGCTGGCGATCTGCGCCAGCCAGGACGTGCCCTACGAGGTGCTCACCGGCGACTTGCGCAACGTCTCCGACCGCGCGCTGCGCCTGATCCTCAACGAGTTCCGCCGTGTCATCGAGCAGGACCAGTGGCTCTACATGATCCCCATGTTCTGCCAGAAGGTTCGCGACGCCTTCATTGATCAAGCGGTGCTGGCCGGCCTGCTGAAGGTGCCACGGTATGCGGCCCTTCGCGACGACGTGACCGAGACCCTGTGGGTGCCCGAGGGTTGGCCGTGGAGCCACCCGGTGCAGGACGTGACATCCGAACTCAAGGCTGTGCGGGCGGGCTTCAAATCACGCAGCAAGGTGGTGCTGGGCGCTGGCGAGGATCCCGAACAGGTCGACGCTGAGCAGGCGCTGGACAACGAGCGCGCAGACGCGGCCGGGCTTCGCTACGACAGCGACCCGAGGCGTACGAACGCCTCCGGTGCCCGGCAGGACGACGAACCCGGCGCCCCTGGCGCCAACAACAATGAAGGGAATGACGATGACGAGTAAGCCTGGCCTCTTGGCCCGAATGCTGGGTCGGGGCAGCCGTGCGCCTGTGGTGGCCTCACTCGCGGCCGCGGTCCTCAATCAGCCGTTGCTGGTGCAGCCGACCATCGGCGAGGCACTGGTGGGCGGCTATCTGGAAGGGAAGGTCACCAGCGACGACAGCGTGCTGAAAGCCGACCGCTTCGAAGTGTCCGGCGCCGACGGGCAGCCGGTGGGCGTCGCCCAGAAACTGATCGGTGTGATCAACCTGTCCGGTGCAATGGTCAACCGGCCGATGCCCGGCGCCAGCGGCCCAGGTCCGGTGAGCTACGCCGCGGTGCGCGACTTCTTCGATGAACTGCTCAACGATGATGCGGTGACCTCCATCATCCTGCGACTGGACACGCCGGGCGGCATGGCGTCGGGCTGCTTTGACCTGGTCGACCACATCTTCGAGGCGCGTGGTAGGAAGCCGGTGTATGCGCTGGTCGATGACCATGCGTACTCCGCTGGTTTCGCCCTCGCTTCGGCCTGCGACGAGATCTGGATCAGCCGCACCGGCGGTGTCGGCTCGGTGGGCGTGGTCCGCTTCCACCATGACTGGAGCGGCAACAACGCACAGATCGGCCTGAAGGTCACCCCGCTTTTCGCAGGTGCCCGCAAGGTCGACTTCAACCCCAACTTCCCCCTCAGCGAGGAAGCGCACGCAGAGGCAATGGCGGATCTGGAGGACATGTACACGCTGTTCGTCGATACCGTGGCGCGCAACCTCGACATGCAAGCCGAAGCGGTGCGCGCCACCGAGGCGGCCTGCTACCGCGGCCAGGCCGCTGTGGCGGTGGGTTTTGCTACCCGGCTCGGCACCTGGCACGACCTGATCGCGCACCTCGGCGCGGCCGAAGCGGCACCGCCGCCCGCGCCGGGCGGCCCGGATCCGGACGACGAGCCGGAGGCAGCGGTAACGCCGTTGGTACCCGAGGCCGCACTCGCGCCGCCGGCAGCCGTCTTGGAGAACCCGGCAGCCGCGCTGGCTGCCGCGGTCGCTTCCAGCGATCTACCGCCGGCGCTCGCTGTGGCATTGCTGCGTCGCCCGATGCAGCAGGGTGAGCAGGCGGCAAGCGCGATCGAGTACGCGACCGCAGTCCAGGATGCATGCGCGGCTGCACTGCGTGGCGATGACACGATCGCGGCCAGCTTCATCGAGAAGAACACCGACCTCGACACGGTGCGTGCACAGCTGTTGTCGATGAAGGCGGAAGAGGGCCGGAGTACTCAGGTCGTCACCGCACACCCGGCCTCCATGGCCGATCAACGAGCCGCCGAAATGAAGGCGCAGCTGAACCCCAACAACATCTACAAGAACCGAGGTAACTGACGATGGAAATCTCTCTGGCCGGCACCCGCACCGGCGAATTCCTGCTGTCCGAAGCAGGCGGCGAGCGCAGCCGCGAACTGATCCGTCTGCCGGCCGGGCAGGGCATGCTGGCCGCCGGCACCCTGCTCAAGGCCGACAATACCGTGGCCGCCAACGGTGCCGATGCAGTGAAGGTGCTCTACGGCCCGGTGGATACCGGTGCGAACGCTGGCGAGCTGCCGGTGAAGGGCGCAGCGATCGCACGCGATGCAGAGGTCTTTGGCGAAAAGCTGGTCTGGGCTGACGGCGTTACCGACGATCAGAAGTTGCTGGCCGCGCTGAGCCTGGCCGAGTCGGGAATCATCACCCGCTGGACCCAGCAGCCGATCGCGTCGAACGCAGCCGATCACCTGGTGTTCGTGTCCGAACCGCTGACCGGCACCGCCGGGGTTGCGCTGGGCCCGATCGTGGTACACGTCAAGGACGTCTTTGGTGCCCTGGTCACCGGCAGCACCGTCAGCGCCACTCTGGCCAAGGCAAGCGGCATCGGAAACCTGGCCGGCGGCGGTGCGAAGGCAGCCGTGGGCGGCGTCATCACCTGGGATGCCGCGACGCTGAGCGCAGCGGGCGACTACACCCTCAAGGTGACGGCCACCGACCTGGGCGAAGCCATCAGCGACACCATCACCATCGCAGCCGCTGCCGGCGGCTGACCGCCGAGCAGCTCCCTCTTCACCCGCTGACCCCTGGCCCCGCTTTCGCGGGGCCTTTTCGTATCCCATTCCAAGAGAGAAATCACCATGGATCTGCAGACCCTTCTGGCGCTGGGCGTGCTGAGCTTCGACGCGCTGAACGCCTACATCAACAACCTGCCGCGCATCTCCACGCGGCTGGCCGACATGCGCCTGTTCCAGGAAGATGGCCTGGTCGGCACCACCATCGTCAAGGTGGGTATCAACGGCACCAAGCTGGTGCTGGTCCCGAACGTGCCGCGTGGTGCACCCGGCCAGCCCAAGGGCCTGGAGCGCGGCAAGGTGAAGCTGCTGGAAACCACCCACCTGCCGCAGAACTCGACGGTCATGGCCGATCAACTGCTGGGTGTCTATGACCCGACCGACCCGGAAGGCAACAATGTTGCCGCCGTGGTCAATGCGCTGCAGGTGGTACACAAGCGCGACCTGGACTTCACCATCGAGTACCACCGCATGGGCGCGCTGCAGGGCAAGCTGCTCGATGCCGATGGCTCGGTGATCATCGACTTCTACGAGGAGTTTGGGGTCAAGCAGGTGGTCATCGGCATGGAGCTGAACAAGGATGACACCAAGGTCCGCGCCAAGTGCATCGCCATCAAGCGCGCGATCGAGGCCAAGCTGGGTGGCATCCCGTACACCGGCGTCCACGTGTTCTGCAGCGCCGGCTTCTTCGATGCCCTGACCGACCACCCGGACGTCCAGAAGGCGTACGAGCGCTGGCAGGACGGTGCCGCCCTGCGCGATGACGTCCGCAAGGGCTTCGTGTTCGGCGATATCACCTTCGAAGAGCTGCAGGGCAATACCGGCGGCGATCTGGCCCTGGCCGATGGCGAGGCGATCGCGTTCCCGCTGGGTGTGCCGGACATGTTCCTGACCCGCTTCGCGCCGGCGGACTACCTGGAAACGGTGCGCGGCATCGGCCTGCCGTACTACACCAAGACCGCCCCGATGCGCATGAACAAGGGCATCCAGCTGGAAAGCCAGTCCAACCCGCTCAACCTCAACACCCGACCGGACGCGGTGATCCGCCTGAAGGCCGGCGCGAAGTAAGCCAACAGTGCCTGGCCCGCTCCGGCGGGCCAGGCAGGAGGGTGTATGGCCCAGATCAGGATCGGGGTCGACCCCGACAACGTCTTCGGGAGACAGCTGACCGCGCTGGAGCAGTCCCAGCTGCCCTACGCTGCATCGCAGGCCGCCAACAAGGTGGCCTACGAGATCCGCGAGCGCTGGAAGCGCCAGGCGCCGCGGGTGTTCGACCGGCCCACGCCGCTGACAGTCAACGCAGCGATGTATCGCAAGGCCACCAAGGCCCAGCCGTACGCCGAAATCTACCTCCGGGACGAAGCCTTCAAGGGGACGCCGCCGGCGAAGTACCTACTTGCCGAGGTGGATGGTGGTCAGCGCCGCCGGAAGGGCTTCGAGCGGCTGCTGCAGAGCCGAGGCCTGCTGTCGCCGACGCAGTTTGCGGTGATGGGTCGGGGCGCTCAGGCGAACCAGTACGGCAACGTTCCGGCCGGCCAGGTGACCAAGATCCTGTCGCAGCTGGGCGCCCAGCGGGACCGGTACCAGAACGAGACCAGTGTCAGCCGGAAGCGGCGACGGGGCAAAGGCAACAACCGTGATGGCGAGTACTTCGTGATCAACAAGCGCCGCGGCGTGCTTCGCCCGGGCATCTATGAGCGAATCGGACGCGGATCGGGTGTCCGATCCATCTTCATCTTCACCAACACCGCCGCCTACACGCCGCGCTACGACATCTTCGGCATGGCCGAGGACACCTGGAAGCGACTGATGCCGTTCTTCCTGAAGCGCGAGCTGGAAAAGGCCATGGAAACCGCGAGGCCACTGCCTTGAATCAGAAAGCCTTCATGCAGGCCTTCGACGCAGTCGCGTTCGATGCCTTCAGCGCAGCCGGCGTCGCCGATGCTGCCCACTACAAAGAACCTGGCGGCGCGGTTGAGGTGCCATGCACGGTTCTGCTGGACGAGGCCGTCGAGCAGTTCACGCCCGACGATGTGGCGCCCATCGCGACCACCATTGATCGGGTCACCCTGCAGCTGGCCGAGATCAGCCCGCGCGCTGGCGGTGTGGTGCGTATCGATGGCACCGGCCGCCGGCTGAAGCTGGTCCAGAAGATCCGTGCCGACGAGTCGACGGCGGTGTGGGAGGTGGCCAATGTCTGACCGCACCCCTAGCCCGCGAGAGCAGCTGCTGCAGGCGATGGGTAAGACGCTGCAGCTGATCAGCACCGACAACGGCTACCTGACCGATGCCGGCGCCGGTTGGACACTGGAGCCGAAGCCCGGTGATCAGGACACGCAGACTGTGCTGACGGCCGTGATCGAGAAGCAGCAGCGGGCGGAGAGCCCCTCGAAAGTGAACACGCACCGGCTCACCACCGTCAGCGTCATCGCCAAGGTTCGCACCGACACCGAGGAATACCAGCAGGCGCTGGATGACCTGGTGACCGATATCGAGGCCGCCATGGATAGCCGGAGCGTAGCCCGCAACTTCCCCGACGGCATCCAGGTGCCGGTGTACGTCGGCATGGAACCGCTGATGCCGGAGAAGGCCAGCGCCGGCTGGGTCGGCGTGCTGATCACCTACCAGACCCACATCCCCAAGAAGTAACCCGCCGCACAGCGGCAACCCAACTGGAGAGCCATCATGGCCGAAGATTACAGCTACCTGGGCAGCGGCATCGTCCTGATCCGCAAGTGGGGCAGCAACGACCCGTTCCTCGAAGTGGGCAACGTTTCCGCGTTCTCGATTGCCCCGCAAACCAATACGATCGAACTGGCCGATTACCAGAATCCGGGTGGTGGCACGGCCAACCGCGTCGACCGCGTGACCGGGTACAACCTCAACTACACCTTCCACGACTTCAACCCGGATAACTTTGCCCGCGCAACCCGCGGCAAGGCCAGCGCCGTCGCGGCGGCGAGTGTCGCCGATGAACCCGCGGTCGCCGCTAAGGGATCGTTCGTCCCCTTGGCCCGTCTGGCCAGCAGCATCACGACGGTCGAGAACCTGGCCGGAACCACCGAGTACGAAGAGGGGAAGGACTTTCGCTTCGAGCGGGGCATGCTTTTCATTCCCGCCGATTCCACCATTCCGGCGCCCCTGGCCGGTGCGGCCAACATCCATGTCACCTACCAGCACGGCGAACTGGGTCAGGTCGAAGCTGCTGTTACTGCCCAGACCTTCTATGAGATGCAGTTCTACGGTGCCAACGAGGCCCGCGGCGGCAAGATGGTCCGCCTGGTGGCGCACAAGGTGACCGGCGGCGTCATCGAAAGCATGGGGCTGATCGGCAACGAGTTCGGCGCCGGCAGCGTGCCAGGCGCGTTGGTGAAGGACGCTTCGAAGGCGACCGGGCCGGAGAAGTCCGCCTACTTCTACTGGCAGCAGGAGAAGTAACCCGTGGTCGACAATGATGTAATTACCCCGCCGACGCGAATGGTCGCCTTCCGTGGCGAGAAGTTGATTGTAGGGCCGCTGCGCCTGCAGCAGATCGGCCCGTTCATCACGGCCAGCCGCACCATCATTGCCCGAGTGGCGATGATGGCCGGCGCGGTCGATGGTTCGGAGCGCGCAGCCGTTGGCGCCATCCTGCTCGACCTGCTCGAGCAGGATGGTGCAGAGATCGCCTCCGCGCTGGCAGTCGCGGTCGACCGCGACGCTGAATGGATCGCCGGGGCGACCTTGGACGAGGTCGCTGACCTGCTTGACGCGGTGATCGGGCTCAACCGGGATTTTTTCGCCCATCGCCTGCGGCAGCTTCTGCTGCAGGCAAGGCTACAGTCGGCAGAGAGTACGGACTTGCAGACCTCGTCCAGTACCTGATTGCCCATGGGCACTCCCGTGCTGACGTTATGACCTACACCCTGGCACAGCTGCGGGGCTTTACCGCCGCAGCTGCCCAGGACGACCGCGATCGCATCGCGGAGCTCGCAGTGGCCACGCGAATGGCCATGGCCGCACCGCCGGCGGATTGGCAGCTATACCTGGCCGCCCTGCGCGGCCAGAGCCAACCACCCACGCAATCAGGAACCTCGACCAATGGCTGAACCATCAGCAAATCTGCGCGTCCGCATCAGCGCGGACCTGGCCGACATCCGTCAGGGATTGGGCGTGCTCACCCGCCAGCTGCGCGAGGTGCGCACGGAGGCCGCCAGACCACTGCCGACCAAGAACAACATCACAGAGTTGGGCGTCTCGGCGGGGCAGACTGCGCAGGCGATGCGCCAGTTGCCGGCGCAGTTCACCGACATCTTCACCAGCCTGCAGGGCGGCATGCCCTTCTTCACGGTGCTGGTGCAGCAGGGTGGCCAGATCAAGGACAGCTTCGGCGGTGTCGAGCCTGCGTTGAAGGGCGTGTCCTCGGCGCTGCTGGGAATGGTCACTCCGTACACCGTCGCGGCGGCGGCTGTAGGCGTGCTGGTGTACGCCTGGTACGACGCCGAGCAGCAGGCTCAGGCTTATACGAAGGCCTTGGTGCTGTCCCGCAACGAGGCGGCTGCAACCACCCTGACGCTCGTGACGTTGGGGCAGCGCACCAGCGAGGCTCTGCAGGTATCCGCTAGTGCCGGTCAAGAGGCTGCGTTGGCGATTGGCGCGAACGGGCGAATCGCCGAGAAGAACCTGCTGGCCGTGGCCGAAGCAGCGGTGGCCATGAAGGAACTCAGCGGGCAGGCAGTGGAAGACACGGTCGCCATGTACGGCAAGCTGGCTGAGGATCCGGTCAAGAACGTCCAGAAGCTCAATGAGCAGGTCAACTTTATGACCGTGGGCCTCTACGAGCAGGTGAAGGCATTGCAGGAGCAGGGCCGCAACCAGGACGCTGTGACCGTGATCACCCGTGCGGCGGCCGATGAAACGGTGATGGCCCTCGCCAGGGTCCGCGCCAGCCAGAACCCGGTGATCCGCGGTTTCAAGGATCTCTGGACAGAGGCAACGAAGGCGTGGTCGGCGATGCAGGCGAACGTGGGCCTCGGGCCTGCGGCAGCCCAAATGCAGCAGCTCGTGGCAGAGAACCAGCGGGAGCTGGCGAAGCTGAATGATCTTGCCAACGGC